TTGGAATCAATCCAGGTCGTGGATATTCTCCCCCTACAGTGTAAGTGTGGTTTCCGTCTTCAATATCGTTGAAGTCATGAATAACTTCATACTTCATTTTATGTTGCCTCCGTATATGTCGGTTTTCCATCAGATTGCAATTCAAATTCTAAAGGCCCTACAACTGTAGAATCTCCAGTAGATGTGTTTGTAACATTCACAACGCATTTAAACGCTAGTTTGCTTCCATCGGGGAAATCAATCTCAGCATCAGTAGATAACACTCTACCTGTTTTAAACGCAAGACTGTGAACGTAATCATTCCCTACATCTCCAACGTTTCTTTTCCCGTTCAAACTCATTACAAATCCTTTTCCAGTCGCTAAACGTCTAACCCATCCTTCGGTGTCCATTGGTGTCCATTCTTCAATGTTTCCATCAATAGCCATTCCAAATGTCTCCATATCTGCGATAGAAGCCATTGTCGCTGTGCTAGTTGGAGTTGTGTTTATTTTAAAAATTAAATCAAATACTGGAAATACTCCTGAATATGCCATATGCTAATCCTCCTTTTTCTTTTTGTATACGATTTCAAAATCAATCGCATAATCATAAATTTCTTTTTCATTAATTCCTAATGGAACAATATTTCTGATAGTCAACATCACTACTTCAAAACCATTTATGGCGGGATGTTCTACACTTAATAAAACTTGCCGAATATTCTCGACAAGTTCATCAGTTTCTTTCATATTTCTCGTTCCGTTTAATATACAATTTGTAGCAATCGTGTCATAGGATTCTAGTTTCATGATTGCCCTTTGATGAATAGATAAACCCCTACGAAAGGTTATTACCCTTTCTTTACTTGCGTCCATTTTTCCAACATAATAATCTGTTAAACCAGGGAAAATTGTTTCAAACAAATCCCTAACATCCGCTATTGTCATGAAAACACCCTCCCTAATTCTTCTTTGTAAAACTCTGCGAACTTATCAATGACTTCTTGCTTTCTGTCTCCATGAATGAAGTCATCCATCCAGTGATCCTGTGCGTTTGGATTCTTGTCTCTTCTGAAACTAACGCCATCTGCATTGAAGTACCAACGTCTTGCGTATGGTGTATCAAAAACGATTTTAACCAGTTCATCACTAATCGTTTTCACAAAACCACTTCTTTCAAGTTCTCCAGTGTCAAAAGGCACTTTACCGCTTGATACGATTTCCCCTAATACCCAAATCGCTGTTTTTTCCAACGCTCGATACTTAGCGCCATTTTCTATTTCATCAATAAGTTTATGATTGAGAGAGACTTTTGTTTTAACCTTTACTTTCATATCAAAGAAAGTTCAGTGCTGAAGATAGAACCATCTGGATTGTCTGGTTTATTCACGCTATAAACCCTTTTCTCCATTCCCTCAACAGAAACAAAAAGCGGTGTTTCCTGTGTCATTTCTGGAAGGTATATATCTCCCTTACACACAATCATTCCGCTTAATGCAATTAGTTCTCTTCTTTCGTTCATGATTTGTTTCGTTTTCTTATCAAATCTCACTTTGCCAGAAAAGAATTCTGCATCATCATTTCCGCCGTCTCGATTTGATTTTCGTTGATATATTTTTGCATCTGTGGTCAGTGTCCATTCAGGAAAAGGTAACTTAATATTCATAGAATACGTACCGTTAATCCTGTCTGTTTTAAAAGCTCAAACGCTCTGATTGGCGTTGCAATTCCGTTCTGCCCTGATACTTTAGTTCTATCAAACGAAACACTGGTAGAACCCGCTCCATAGCCCGCTAATGGACTATCAAGCATTGTTCCATAGGTGTATGTAAAATCTGCGTGCATACACACGACCATTTTTACTCTCTCTTGTTGAAAGTCTGTTAGGTTATTAAAGCCCCTTCTTGTAATTCGGTTGTAAGTCATGGAATCGACATCAAACGACGCATCTCGGAGCCTTTGCTCTAGGACATCATCGGGAATTGTCGTTCCTTTGAAAGTGTCATTATAAAATGTTGCGTCTGCATATGGTGTCATGTTCCCCTCCTTATCTATGCTTTCTTTTTGCCTAATTCAACAATCTTTGCTTCTAGTTCTGCAATCTTAGCGTCTGCATCTGTTTTAGCAGTTGTTAAATCTAAGTTTGCTTTCTCTAATTCAACAATCTTCGCTTCTAGTCCTGCATCCACTTTGACCACTGATGGATCATGGATAACAGTTTCTTTTTTCTTGTCATCAAGTTCAATGATTTTATATCCCGCTTCAATGAACTTCGCTTGTTCGTTTACATCAATCGGTACTTCTCTATTTCCTTTAAGTGCTAATAACATCTTCTTCCTCCTTACGCTTCTACGTTCATTGCAACACCTTCTGCTTTTTTGTTAACAACAAAGCAGTCATGATGCGCACGGTTTTGGTACAACCAACCAAATGCGGAATCTGGTGTAGATCCTTTTGGCCATAAGTAAATATCTTTAATCTTTTCTGGTGCGATAATTGCACTGTTATGATAAAGAATAAAGTTGATTTGTTTAGCAGAAGCAGCAGGTACTGTTCCTTCTGTAAAATCGTATGCTGTTTTCAATCTAATAGATGGAACAATGTCAATTTGAACTTCATCAAGTAATTTAACAATACGGTCAATTGATTGATTGCTTCCGTTGTTCACTTGCATTTGACGTGCAATTCCTTCTGCATTTTTAAGCATAGTATTTACACTTGGTGTAACTTTCATGCGACGCCTTGTTCACTTGCATTTGACGTGCAATTCCTTCTGCATTTTTAAGCATAGTATTTACACTTGGTGTAACTTTCATGCGACGCCCGCTAGTAGGTACTCCTGCTTCATCCATTGCTTGCATACGAGCATCAAACACTTGTAAGATATTTGCCGCTGTCAATGCAGTAGTGTCGATATCTCCACCTAGTGCAGTCAAATCTGCAAACAACTTAGAATAACGGTAAGAATCCATTTCTGGAATTGCTTCATCAGTATTAAATGTTGCTGTTACATTAGCAGCGCTTAGTACTTGATTTGTTTCATCCACATCTAATTCATCTACATAAAATTCTACGTTACGGTCAAACGTTAAACGGTATGGAATCCAGTCGTTTTGTAATGTTCCGCGGTTTTTAGAACCATCACGATTATGGTCCTTATACCCAGATACATTAAGTGTCGCCATCTTGATGGTTTGTGCATCAATAAAACGATACTTTCTATTGGTGCTAAAGTCCGCACTGGTTAATTCACGTGCGTATTGTGCTTCAATTTCTCTTTCAAATCTTTCTGCGTAGTTAAATGGCATATATTTGCCCTCCTTTTATTTGTTGCCGAATGCTTGTGCGATTAGGTCGTCGGCATTTCCTGTTCCTTTAGAGTTATCTCCACCAATCTTGAAATTAAGACCTTTCTTTTCTTCCTCTTCGGGTTCCTTAGTGGTTTTAAGTTCTGGCCATTCTTTCAATAACTCTGCAATCGCTCCGTTAAGTTCTACCTCTGATATTTCTCCGTCATCATCTAGCAATCCTTCTGCATCAATGAGACGTACTGCTTTGCTTGCCTTATCTGGAGCTACTCCGTTTTCAATCAAAGATAGTTTGATTTCCGCTTGAACAAATTTGTCCATGAACGGGTTTTTTACCTCTACAGGTTCTTGTGTTCCTTCAACCTTAGACGCTTGTTGCTTTTTCGCTTTCTTTGCTTGGTTTTTTGTGTTTGCAATAATAGCGTCATTAACACGGCGATCAAATTCTGACTTATACTCTTTTACTGATAGAATTTCATCAAATGTTAATTCATTATCGTCGCCAGTAGGTTCTTGGTTTTCTTCCCCTTCGTCGCCGAAAAATTGGATTTGCAACGGTACCAATAATTTTTTTTCTTCTAAATTTTTCATTTGTTTTTCCTCCTATTAGCCCAAACCCGTGCGCATGCCCAAGTCCGTGCAAAATGAAAAGGCAGTTTATATCGTCGTACCCAGGACGTTTGTTTATTAATCAAAAGGATTTTTTACATATGGTTCTATTTCGTATCCCGCATCTTGTAATTGTTTTTTTACTGCGGGTGTGAGTGTTTGTCCTTCCATGATAAGAGCCACCTTTGTCTCGGGAACCAATCTCACAACACCAGTATTGTAATGAATGTCCGGCCATACACTATGAGAATCCCCTCTTTTAAAATTAGGCAACTCTTCAATGCTTGTTAGCGAGTTGTGATCTAAACCTCTGTTTCCGCCATAAAATTCTCCATCAATCATTTTTCCGTCTGGAAATATAAAAATAGCTTGGTCAATATCATCTGTTTCTTTAAATCTGTTGTCGCCAAGCCAATCATTGACCTCTTCTTCGGTTGTTCCTGACTTGCTCGCTCTTTCTTTCTTGTTATCTTCTATTTCCTTTTTCTTCCTGGTTTCCTCTTCGTCGTACTTTCTTTCTCTTTCTTCTTTTTCTTTGCGTCGTTCTTCAACAAGTTCTTCATAAGTTTTACCTTTTTTTTCTGCTTCAAGCCTATCTATTTCTCGTTGTGCTTCTATTCTTGGTTTTAAACCCATTATTTTCCCTTCTGTTCTTAAATCTTTTTCAAGTTTCGCAATTTTATCATCTACTGAAAGTTTTTTTGTTGCTCCACTAGATTTCTTTAATGGCGCCTTCTTTCCGCTCTTCTTTATTGCGTCATCCAACGATTGACCTTCTGCTATAAAAATACGTCTACCCATGATAGTGCGCCACACGCCGTTTTCTGTCATACACACCCCTTTTCTGCATCAAAAAAGACAGATTTCTCTGCCTTAGATCCTTTCTCTCCAATAATCTCTTCGCAAGTTTGGATTTGCTTTTACTTTATCTCTTAGCAACTTCTGATAGTAACTTACATTCCTAATTGCTTTCTTTTTGTTGCCTTCGTCTAAACTTCCTTCTGCAATTCTTTTCCATTCTCTAAT